ACCAACTGTAAATATACTCTTTATCCTCTGTGTGCATATATACATACTTGCTTTTATTACCTGGTTTAGGTCTATATCCTATTTCCAGTATATCGTCCCACATAAAGTCTCTTGCAGGTATATCTGCATAACTTACTGAGTTACTCATAGTCCTTTCCTTGCTTCATGTGGATAATCAGGATGTTCAGGCATCAGCCAGAACTTAGTTCTTTTTACTTCTGTTCTCCAATCATGTAATGCACTAACTACTTTGCCTCTGAGAGGATGTTGTTGGCGGGGATTTTCGTAATATGCATTATTATACTTTTCCACTTTGCGTCTGATACTTTGTGGATGTAAATTTAACTCCATACCCAGTTCATAATCTGTTTTATTGTGTAATGCTTCACATCGTGTGGGTTTTGCTTTGCGTTGGAAAGGAGTGCCATAATTTTGCACTCTCATATGTATAGTTGCAGTATGTACACCTTCCTGTTTTGCTAATTCTGTTGCATGTATGCCCCATTTACTGTAAAATGAGTCTGGATTGTCTGCTAAAGTGCCCAGACTATGTGATTTTACATAGTCCCTGTCTTCTGCTTTCCTGTATCTATACTCAGTATAACTGCCTGATCCTCTTATCCAATTTCCGTTTTTTAATGCCATTTTGGTCTCCTATTTTGTTTTTACACATTTATTTATCTTTAAAACAAGATTTTGTCATATAAAATGGTAAATAAAATATTACTATTTTTGTAATTTACTTATTTGTTCTTGTGCCCATGTTAAAGCACGAGGACCGCCCCATAACATATATGCTTGTATGGCTTTGCTGTTACTTGCATCCAACCCTCTTTGTTTGGCTTGTCTGTAGTTCTGTCTGCTTCTTATAAGGTAACTACGCATACGGATAAGTGTAGATAATGATAGATTATCGCCATTTGCTAACTGATTTGCTCTTGCCAGTCCTACAGGCGTCCCTGCTTGACGGCTCTTTGGTAACGTTTCTCTAACCTCTAATGCTTTTTTGGCTACTTTTGCTATGTAATCTGGTGCTATTGGCATTTTATCTACCTAATCTTCTTTTGCGTTGTTCACGCCTGAACTTTTTAAGGTCTTCGTGTACGTCTGTGTCGTGTTTTTTTGTGCCACTTGTTGTTGCTCTTATAAATGAATTTACACGGGCCATTGCCCATTGTGCCATGCCTATACCAGGCCTACTGCCTGTAAGCCATGCACTTTGCCCTCTTTCATACACTTTAACAAGCAAAGATACAGGTATATTTTTTTCTTTACCTTTGTTTTTTAGTGCTTTTCTTACTGCGTTACTTACGGCCAAGTCTCAATCTCCTTTCTATAAGACTTTGAGGTATAGGTTTACCTGCTTTGGCTAAATTAGCCATACGTTTAGTTACACTTGCTAGTTCTTTACGTTGTTTACCTTTTGTACCTGACAGATACTTTTTAGGCAATCCTGTTTTTTTATCTTTTGGGGGCCTTCTAAATGTAGCCATTATAACATCATTCCTGCTATTGTGCTAGCCAAAGTGCCAAGAGTAAGCAACACCAGTGTCCATATCTTTTGGTCTAATTTGTTTAGGCGGTCGTCAAAGTATCTTCTATTATCTTTTACATCACTCTGCAGTACTGACACACTATTTTCAATGTGTGCCAAGTGATTGTTTTTTATGATATCTACGTCTTTTTTGACCTGCTCAATTTCACAATGTAACTCTGCTGTTGTTACTCTGGGCATACTAGTATCCTAATAAATCCTTGCATTTTTCCCAAAATGCCTTTAATTGTTCTTTAATCTTCTTCCACATATCCTATTTTCTCCCTTAGTTCTGCTAATCTTGTAGCATCTTGTTGTATAAGTACTGGTATGTGTGTACTGTTGCCTCCTTCATCTGGATGACTCCATAACCATTCTGTGTCATACTGTTCATTTAGTCCTGCACATAATGTTTCTAACCATTTAACGGTGGCATCTGGCCACTTATATACTGCGGCCTCATAATCTGTGTGAGGGAACAACCTTGCGTATGTATCTAGACATACAGGAGTTGTTTCCACAAACAGTATTTTGTCTTTCATAAAGGCTTTCAGACTCCAGGGACATACTTTGCGTATTTTTGCAAAATAAGTAGCCCATTTATCCTCGTTTACTACGGCCTCTGTTTCCACCTTTCTTCTTTTTGCCTCCCCGTTGAGACTTCTTTTTGTGACCCATTTTATGTGGCATAATATTCTCCTATTATAATGCTGTTGAAGTTACTTTGTGCCATGCACTACCATTATAGAAACATATTGTGTTTTCTGTTGTATTAAACACAACATCTCCTGCGGCAGGACTGCTCAAAGCATTTACTTCTGTTGTTGTATAAGTTGGTAATTTTAATCTACCATCTATTGTAACATCTCCTGCTGTATGGAATGATCCATCAGCACTGATGTTTGCTGTTCCTTTATAGTTACCGAAAGATCTAACACCAGTATCATTAAATATAATCTTCTGATCTGCTGTCAACTTCATTACAGACTTCTGGAAACCTGTTTGATCCTTTTTAACATAAAATTCGTGTGATACAGGTGTATCATTTGTTCCTACACTACCACTATCTCCATCCTGGTAAACATGATAACCAGCCGCATTTAGGAATTGTGTTCCATCATGCAAGAAGCAATCCATTTGCACAATGTAATCATTGCTACCTGGTGCTGTTGGACTTGCTTGAGAACCACCTGCTTTGTAAAAGTCCATTGCTGTACCATTACTGCCGTTTCTGTAAATTTTACTTTCTATAATATCTACACTATTATCACTTTCACGTCTTATACCGTCTTCCCAAGTACCTACATTGTCACTGTGTGCATGTAGTATGCCTCCTTCTGTGTTTCCTCCTGTTTCCGGGAAGAAGAAGTTAGTACCACCACTACCTAAGCCTACATCATCTGCTCTCAGACTGCTGAGTCTAAATGTACCACCTGGCGTAAACGGTTTTAAGTTATCACAATTTAGTGTAGATCCTCTACTAATGTTTACATTACCAAAGAAGTCCGATTTGTTATTGGATTCGTTTCTGGCACTTGCGGCAAGACTGTTAGGTGATTCTGTACCTAAACCACTTTGTAATCCTGTTGTTAACCCTGCATCTGTAAATAAATCATATGTATTACTAATACCTGCACCTTTAACAAAAAATACATTACCATTTAGGAACACTAAGTCACTGTTTAAAGTTCCACTAAACAGTACAGGTTGTCCGTCGTAAAAACCTGGATCTGAACTGAATACTATTCTGTCCCTATCTCCTGATGTAACATTACCCTCATAGGAACTTGGTGAGAAGGATGTATTACCTGATTCTACTGCTAAATTACCTGTAAATGCAACGTTTCCTACACTTGTTGCACTTGCTAAGAATGTTGTTACATTAGCATTACCAAAACCACCGCCAGATCCACCAATTGTTACTTTGTTGTTTGCGGCATCTGTTGTAATGCTTATATCACCACTTTCTGCAAGAGTAAGTGAGGATACACCACTAGCATCTACATTACTTTGTCCGCTTACAAGTATTTGATTAAATGTATTTGTTAAAACACCTGTAAGTTGGCTACCATTACCTAAAATATAGTTACCACTAATATTACCTGTTGCATTTATGTTACTAACAGTATTAATTGTGCCATCTTGTGTAATATTAGCATTACCTTGTCCATTACCAAACGTTCTAGTACCATTATCGTTAAAGATAATGTTTCTGTTACTATCAAATCTAACAATACTTTGTATAAAGCCGTCATTAGAGTCTCCTGCTAAATTACTGAATATTTCGTATGCTAATGGAACGTTACCTGTACTTACACCACCTACATCACTGTCCTGATACACCATTGTACCAAATGTATTGATATAATCTGTACCATCATGTCCATAATATAGGTTCCTTTGTACATAATCACGTGTTCCTATAGCACCTGGAGATGCAATAGTACCTGTTGCTTTTTTGTATTCGTTTTGAGGTCCACCATCAGCACTTCTGGCACTTGTAACATCTAATATTACTGTACCTGAACTAGGTGTTTCTGCTTCTACTTTTAGTACTGATGTTACACTATCTGGTATGTCTACATTTATTTGCTTTGTAGTATCTATATTAGCAGTTGTGCTAATAACACTTGTTAGTGCGGCTAAATTAGCGGCTATGGCACTATTTGAAGCACTACTAAAGTCTGTTATTTGGCTAGATGTAAGACTTGATAATGCAGAACCGTTGCCTAAAACATATGCACCTTGAACATTAGCAGTTGTTGTAATATTTTCTGAACTAGATATAGCACTTGTAAGTGCACCTACATTAGCCGATATAGCATTATTAGAAGCACTAACAAAGTCTGTCATTTGACTACTTGTTAGTCCTGTAAGTCCTGAACCTGGTCCAATTATATTTGTACCTACTAATATATGTGCCCCTGATATGTTACCTGTTGCAGTAATATTACTAACAGTATTGATGGAACCGTCCATTTTGATGTTAGCATTACCTTGTCCATTACCAAATGTTCTTGTGCCTGTGTCATTAAAGATAATGTTTCTGTCTGCATCAAAACGTACAATACTTTGGTTAAAGCCGTGATTTACATCTCCACCTTGTTCTGTATATATCTCATAAGCAAGAGGTACAACATTTGTGCTTACAGAGCCTACATCTGAGTCCTGATAAACCATAACACCCATTGTTTCTAAATAATCAGTGCCATCATGCCCAAAGTATTTCTCACGTTTTACATAGTCTCTTGTACCTATTGCTGTAGGTGATGCTATGCTACCTGCAGATTTTCTGTAAAATTGTTGAGGACCTGCGTCTCCACTTCTTGCACTAGTTACATCTAATATTGTAAGTCCGCTACTTGATGTATCAGATACTATTTTAATACCTTCTAATACTGTATCTGGATATGTTAAATTTATAGATTTTGTGCTATCTATATTTGCAGTTGTTGATATTAGTGCATTTGTTGTAACATTAGCAGTCATATCTAAGCCATTGGATTCTATAAAGGCTTGTGCTTGAGCATTAGTAATACCTAATCCGCTGATATCTGCAGGTGTAAAAGTAAATACGCCTGTTGTATTACTGTAACTTAAAGCACCACTTCCACTTGCTGAATTTGTTGTTACACTAAAATCTGTGTAACCTATTAAATTTTGGTATGTGCTACCATCATTACTAAATTGCCATTTATCATCTGTTTCGTTCCAACGTAATACAGTATTTGCTCCTGCTTGTGGTCTGTTTATTATTATACTTGAGGTAGCATCTGTGGCCGCATTAGCATTTAATGTAATGCTTTGATCTCTAACAAATAAATCAGTAACGTTTTGGTAATTTATATTACCTGTTGCTGTAATGTTACCTGTGATATCAACGTTACCAGTAAATGTATGCACACTATCAGCATTTGCACCTGCATGTAAATTTCTGCCTATTGTTCCGTCAGATTGGGATCTTAAAGACCATGCATTAATGTTAAATCCTTCAATTATGGCTTGTCTGTCGTCATCGCTATATGCACCTGCATTATTAGGTCCTTCAATTCTAGTATCGCCAAAAAAAGTAAAGTGATTTCTAAAACCACCGTCTGTGTACACACCAGAAGTACCACCACTGGTATTTTGTGCATAAAATTCTGCTTGTAATCCTACATTGTTTGCACCTGCATTAGACTGATTTTTACCTGCTTTTAAATATAAAAGATTGTTACCTCCAATATGCTCACTGTTTAATGTTATTTTACCTGACCCGTATCCGCCTGTGGTTGGACTAGCATTTGCATCTAATCTAGTACCTAAAAATTCTATTATAGGTGTTGCAGTTGCATTTGCAAGTGTAGGTCCTATACTTACACCTGAACCTCCAGTCAACATCATGGAGGCTTCATTATCTGTTCTTCCAATAATTAAAGTTCCTTTAGAAGTACCACCAGCAGTATTTGGTGTTAAAACAACATTTGATTCAGTGCTTATAGCATTTGCATAATTACTAAAAAGACTAATTACATCACTGTCACTGTACATACCAGATACTTGGCTTATATTACCTAAGATAAAATTACCACTTATATTTGCTGTTGTAGATATATTGCTATTTGATGTTAAAGCACCAAACAAAGTCATACCACCTTGTGCATCTATATTTGCAGTTGTTGATATATTTCCTGTTAAATTTGTTAAAGCACCAGTGTAAGAAGGCATAGCAGTATGTACTCTACCTGTCGTATGATATAGATTAGTACTTCCTTCTGTTAAATTATCTGTTGTTTTTGTTGCAAAAGATGTATTAAAATTGGTAGTTGTAAAGAAAAGATTTGTATTACCCTCTGTAATTGCATCTGCAGTAAGTGTTTGGTTACTACCTAATGTTAGTGTATCATTTATACCTGTAGTTGTATTGTTTATAGTAAGGGTGTTGTCTGTTACAAAACCACTATTATCAAAAGATATAACACCTGTAGTACTATTATATAAAATAGGAGATGTATTACTAAGTGCCGCCCTTATCTCAGCATCAGTTGTAATAATTGCGTTACCTACAGTAACATTACTAGTTGTACTGCTTACAGAAACGTTTACATTATCAGAACTAACTGCAATATTAGGCTCTGTAACACTTACGGTTATATTTGCTAAAGCCATTTAGTTCTCCTTATATTGTAACAAATGATGTGTCTGCTAATATGTTTCCTATTGCTTTGTCACCAGGTTTATATCTGTCAATGACAGCCCATCTATGGGCTTCAACTGTATTTGGTGTTACACCAGTATTAGTCCATTTTACAGAAAATACTGTAATTGGAACGTTTGTACGAGCATCGGGCATTAAAACATTACTAGGATTTAAGTTAGCAGGCATAGTGATGTTTACTGTTCCTGCACTATTATCTCTGTTACTTACATTTGCGGCATCTATATCTACATTGGCAAAGTACCCTAAAACAGTACTACTTGTAAAGTTAGGATTACCGTCTGATGTATTGTAAGTAAGTGTATCAACTACTATTGTTTGTGCATCTAACTCAAAATTATAGTTAGATATATCTACACCGTAGTTGTAAGTGAATGTTTTTTGTTCTGATGGGAACTTTTCAATAACTTGGACGTTATCTGCCCCACCTATGTAATTTTCAAATGATAAGAGTCTTCCACTCATGCTCGCCTCCTTTTGGAACTTGCTACATGCATGTTTGCACATAGCCTTATTGTTATGTTACTATTTATCCTTTCTTGCAGATTTAACGGAGAACACGGAGACAACGGAGACAACATTTCTCCTTATGTTGGCTTTGTTGGCCATGTTATACTACTTTTATCTGTTAAATTACTATAACTTGCAGGTAAGTCCCTTAGTTGTTGTCTGTAAGTAGCCCATTCGGCTTTTTTAGTATCTGATAAAGGACTGTCTGCGCCTTGTGTCCAGTCACAACTTTTTAATCTGCCATTACGATGTAGTCTCAACCAATGTTGCAAATCCTCTGCTACAGGTGTTACTGCTTCTATTGTTAAATCGCTTAGATTTACTTTGAACTTGTCTACATCTGCAGTAAACACGTTTAAAGCACCTTGTGTAGGATAATCTGCTAGCCTTTTTGTTAGTAATTCGTCACTCATACGTCTGGATATAAGTATTTTACCTGTTGCTTTTTCGTATATAGTTCTATACATTATCTCTCACCTTTTGTAACTCTCAGGAACTGATATCCCATATTACTCATGCCTCTGGTAAAGCCTCCACTAGTGCCTATATCACTATATCCTTGTAACGTGACTGTAACATTAGCAGGATTCATATCACTTGCGGCTCCTCCTGATCCTGCAACTGTTAAATTCATTTTTTTAGCAAGACTTACTGGAGGAGGTACAGCATCATCTGGCAGTCCCACAAAGTTCATTTCCTGACTTATACTTTGTGTATGCGTTGCTGTTGCATTTGCCCAAACAACGTCTGCATTTGCTCTTAGTCCAAAGTCATAAGTGGCATTTACTAGTCCTGTAAGTTGTGCTACTGCTGTAAGTTCATAATCTCCTAAATCAGCACCATCTATGTCATATGTTTCTGGTGTCATAACATTATTAAATGTAGTTCCTGATACCATTGCATTAAAGGATGGATTATCTGCTAACTGAGTACCTGCACCAAACGTTTTCATTGCATCATTTACAATAACATTACCAAAAACACTACCTGGTAATGCACTACTGTTACCATATGTACCAGCATACACTTTAGGCAAGTATATAGGCGTTATAATTGGTAATTTAGGTATATCTATTGTAACATCTGCAGGTGTTTGCCTTATATTTGCTTGAGTATAATAATCATCACTGTATTCTATTGCACTAATTTGTACAGTTATCATACCTTCTGGTGTTTGTTTCTCAACACATCTCATAACTCTAAACAACTTATCTGTAAAACCATACAGACTATTTGTTACTTTAATGATATCTCCTACATCTGTTTGCATACCACTATAATCTGCCTCAAATTGTATAACTGTACCTACTCTGCTTTGGTTCAAGTCAATATTAGCAAGTGTTTCTGCTCTCATGTTATCGTTTACTAAGTCTAACTTGTATTGTAACACATTATCTGGCTCATTAGGATTACGGTCACTGTTTGCTGTTTCTACTTTTACTGTATTTTGTTGGTCTTTCCTGGTACTATCACTAAATTCTACTTCTACACCATTGTATAAAGAGTAAAGTTCTGTACTGCTTATGTCTATTTTACTAACAATGTTATCATCATTATACACTAAACAGTTAGCCTTTTCTGCTGTACTTATAGCACGATTAGGAACAGCGGCAAATTTACCATTTTTAACATCATATGTAAAGAAGGTTGCACTTGCTTGACATATTTTATCTATGTTATCACTGTTAGTATTAAATGTACTAAGCACACCATTTATACTATATCTACTATGTGTGCTACTTACGTTACTCTGGTTCCTGTAGGTTACACTTTCTGCCGCATACCCTTTCATTTGTGTATTTGCAGTACCTGTAATGCTGTTTACATCTATTTGTGCATTTGTAAGACTTGCTCCATATCTTGTACTTGTAAGATAATCAAATAATACATCTCCAGGATTGTTTAGTGTATTTTGCATTTTAAATGTCATTTGTGGTAAACCAGTAAGTCCATTTTCTGCATCATAGTCTATTTGCATAACAGCAAACACCATGTTATTTGCAGTATGGTTGGCTCCCCAATGTGGCACAATGGCACTAGCGGCTGTACTGCTACCTGTTCCACTTGCAGGGAAAATAACATCAGATCCTGAACTACCGCCCTGATATATGTTTAATCTTACTTTACCATTAAATGAAGTATCTGTACTTTGGTTAGGATCTATATGACTTGTTACAGTATTTCCTGTAAACACTAATTTTACATCATTCATAAACACTTCATTACAAGAGAAAGTACCTGTTTGTGTTTCTTCACTAAGTGCAATACAATATGTCATTGTTTGGTTTTCATTACTTATTGCGGCATCGAAAATAGGCCCAGACGTAAATGCATTACCATAAAGTATTGGTAATTTATTATCTGTAGCAGGTGGTAATTGTATTCTTACACCTGGATCTGGTCCTGTATCAAGACTAGGCGGTTTAAACACACCTAATGCTTTTGCTGTACCGTATGCAAGTCCGGCCGCAATAATACTAGTTGCTATTGTGGCTAATACACCTGTCAGTCCTATGTTAACTACTATTGCACTTGCTATTGCTGTAAATACTGCCATTGTTATCCTCTAAATGCCCAATTATAATCTATAGGCTCCCAGCCTCTGTCCTCTAATTTTAAATCTGGTGTTGTTGCTAATGTTGTTAGTGTAAATGAACTTATATGCTCTCTGTCCTTTGCTTCCAGTCCTATTGCAACATATCTGTTTAGCAATCTAGCACCTGCTGTACTACCTCTGTATTGTTCTTCTACCCACCATGCTACTTCTGTCATGCGTTTTACATGTGGTAACCATAAATCTCCCTGTATTGTGGCTAATAACATACCTATTACTCTTTTATCATGCTCACAAACAAGTGCAATACCTGTTTTAAGTATATGATCTATTACATTGTTTACATGCACAAAGTCATACTTTGGATTATGCAAATCTTCTATAGGATTAAAATTAGCAAAGTCTATCATTAAACGTTTAATATCGTCATAATCCTGTATTTTAGCATTTCTTACTTTCATTATCTTTGCTCTCTTCTTCTGCGGTCACGACCTCCTCCGCCGCCACCGCCGCCACCGCCACCACCACCGCCACCGCCGCCGTAGCCATAGCCATCGTACTCTTTACCAAAGTCAAATGATATGTTAAACAACTCTGGTACTCTGTCAAATACTGCATCATTAGGAAACAAACGTTTTCTGTCCTCTGGATTTGTACGTTGTCCATTTACTTTGTTTTCTAACAGTGAGTTGAGACTTGCACATGTTACAGTAACACTATTTGTTAGTTCACTGCCTGGTGTAAATTCTTCCTGTATTGCAAAATTAGTAATTACACCACTAAATCTGGGATATACTTGACTAGTATCTAGTTCATGTGTTGTTAAATCGTAAAAACCTCTATATACAGTAATATTACCACCTTTAACAGGTTCTGTAAGAATAAGACTTAAATAATTTTGTTCGCTGGGTATTCCGCTTAGTGTAACACTGATATCTCCATTAGTAGTTCTAATATCTTCCTGAAAGTCTCCTATACTTAAAAAAGACCCTAATTCTGTATATGTATTACTATTAAATGTAACAGGCTTATAAGCACTACTTATGTAGTATGTGGTGCTGTCTAACGTTAAATCTATAAGCAGACAACTACTTACATGTGTGCCTTGTACTGGTGTTATTGTTGTAGCCATTATGTTATTGCCTCTACCAATTCAAATTCGCCATTAAATCTAACTCTATCATGTGGTACTATACTATACGTAGGTAATTTAGTTACTTTTGTTGTAAATCTTACATTTTTACCACATGCTACGCCACCACTATATCCTGGTCCTGCATTTGAAGTACTAAATGTTACACCTGTTTGTGCTATAACAGGTCTGTTTATATGTACAGTGATATTACTACTTGCGGCATATGTGGCATCTGCTGTAACCTGATAAGGATATCTGTAGTTGTCACTTAGTCCTCTAGGCTGTAAAAAATCTCCTTTTTTAAACAATAGTCCACTAGGTGTACCTGTTACATTTTGCGTGTTAACTATAATATTTGAACTACCTGTACTTGCTGTTACTACTTTAAGTTCATTTTGTTGCGATTCTGTAAGTACACCGTTGTAAGTTGTTAAATCATATGTGCTTGTATCATCGTCAAATAGTGCAATAAGTTCTTCGTTTTCTGTACCTGTTCTGGCATATAAATCTTCTATAAAAGGTCTTAAACCTGTTTCAGTACTGTACTTAAATCCTTCGTGTGTAGAGAATTTAATTGTATAAAATGCATTGCCTGTATTATCTTGCGTTTTGTAATGTCCACTAAGTGATGTTGTTTTAGCCGCTGTTGTGTTTAGATAAAAATCTACATATGTAGGTCTTGTAAGTATTTTCATTAAACCTGTTGGTACTGTAGCCATTATGTTATTACCTCTACTAATTCTATAGGATCTATTTGTAAATTATCTCCTGGTACTACTCTGTATCTTACTGGACTAGATAATTTTACATTAAACCTTACATCATTTGCTAATCTAAGTCCACTTCCTACTATATTGACACCATCTTGTTCAAATATAGGTCTATGACACTGAATTGTAACATTACTACCTGAACTACTAAATGGTACACTTTGTCTTACTGTATATGTATAAGCATAAGTGTTAGTGTTTCCTAAAGGTTGTATATAATCTCCTGCTTCTAATATGTTTCCAGATCCTGTACAACCTGTAGTATCTACATATAAGTCTCTTCCCTGAAATCCTATTATAGATATTGCATTATTTGTTTGTCCGTTCATACTTGCTGTAAGATAGTTCATACCTGCATTATTATTTAGGCTAACATTACTAGTAGTAAATACATCTAATTGTTGGCAATCTACTAACAATTCTTGGTTCTCACTATACTTTAAACCTAATGAAGGGGTAACTGTAAATTTAAATATGTTTATATTTCTATCTGCTGTTTTGTATTTGCCACTTCTACTTAAAGTACCTGCCACAGGCTCTCTTCTTTCTATTTCTATTTCACTAGCAATATCTATAAGACTTTGGATACTCATTGTTTCTCCTATCCTATAGGCGTTCTACGAGCACCTGCTCTGCTAACATTAAATATAAATTCTGGGTCTCTTGCTATTGCTTGTTGGAAAGATTGTGTATCTACAGCACTTATGTTTATAACAGTACCTCCTGCACCCATACCTCCTGTTGTGCCTTGTAACTGATTATTAGGTATTACCATACCTGATTGATCTGGTACAAACAATTCTGGTCCTTTCTCACCTACAATATAAGGAGTTCCTGCTTTTGCTGGTCCTCCACCTGCAAGTCCAAATAGACTTAATATAGGTCCTGTAATAAAACGTTGTACTAATGCTTTTGCAAGAACTTGTTTTATGTGATCTCCCAATGCACTAAAGTCTGCTTTACCTGTAAGTATTGCCTGCGTTAACGAGTCTTCAAATAGTTCTACACTTTTTACAAGTCCGTCTTCCAGTGTTTTTCGTAGCCTATCCATTGGAGAAGTTAATCTATCTGCAACTTTTGAAAATATATCTGCAAAATTTGTTGCTTCTTCCTGGAATGCTTTTAGATTTACAACACCTTCTTTAAGAAAATCTTTAATTTTCTCAAATGTAGTTCTTAAATCTTCTGCTGGAGGAACTGTTTTTTCTATTTCTGGAGTAACTTTTTTTAGTTCTAAAATAAAATTAACTAATTCTTCAACATCAAACGGCTTAAATTTAAATCCTTCTGCTTCTTCTTGAATCACTCGTTGTTCAACACCAACTGCTCTTATCTTAGTTGCTAGATCGAATAAAGCGTCTTGATATCCACTAAATGGATTTAATTTTTGGAAAAAGTTAAATGAATCTTCTATTTCTTCAAATTCTTTTCTGAATGCTGAAGTGTCTTCTCCTAATTGATCTAATATAGGTAAGGACTTCTCTATCATATCGAAAGGTTTGCCTGTTAATCCTACAGTAGCCAAAGTATTCAATTCTTCAATCAAATCTCTTGTTTTTTGTAATTCTGGATCCAGATCAGGCCCCTCTATAAGTCCTAATCCTATAGCAACGTCTTGTATAACATTTGCGACTGATATCAATACATTAGCCAATTTGGCAAATACCTCAACTACTCTTGCTAAACCATCTAAAAATTTATCTTTTAGGAAATCGCCTAAATTTTCAAAACCATCATTTGTATCTGCAACTTCCTTAAGTAAGTCGATTAAATCTTCTGTAATTTTTGTAAGTGCTGGTGCAAGTGCGGCAACAAATGTATTAGCAATACCGCCTATAAGTGTTTGTAATTTATTAAATTCATCATTAAATGCTTCTACACCACGTATAGCACTACCACTTAATACAGCACCTAATGAATCTGCTTCATCAAATAGTGCCCTCATGGCATCAGAACCTTGTGCTAAGACAGATACTAACTCAGCACCTTCACTGTCAAACGCCTTAAAGGCAATGGCTAGTCTTTCACTAGATCCTTCTGTATCTTGTATAGCATCTGCTAAATCAAATAATACTTCTTCTGCTGTTTTAAATTCGCCACTACTATCTCTTAGATCTATACCTAAACGTTTTAAAGTAGGAGCAAGTTCTCCTGTGTTCTTTTGTGCCTCACCTAATCTTCTTGAGAACCTACGTAATGCAACTTGGGCCTGGTCAGTACTTACACCGGCTAATTCGGCGGCAAAACCAAACCTTTGTAACGTTTCTGCGGCTACACCTGTTACTTTTGCAACTTTACCTATTCTGTCTATTACAGCACTTTGTCGTAATACTAAAGCGGTAAAACCTGCAGTTAAACCTATTAGTGCAACAGTGGCCGCTTTTGTAAGTGCAACAAATCCACCTAGTACTTTACCTGCACCTTTTAGTGCAACATTAAATCCTTGTGCTGATACACTTAATACTGCTTTTATTGGTATTGCCATTATCTAATCCTCTTTATAAATTTTCTTACTTCCTGATCTACAAATTTACCTGTTGGCGTTGTTATACCTTGTGGTGCTTGTGTTGAATATCCATTTCTTGTTTTACCTGTACCACTTAATGGATTTTTAGGATATTCTCCTCTGTCTATAACGCCTGAATAAGCATAGTCCCCTATAATATCGAAACCATTTCTTTTCTTTTTTAATTTTGTATTTATTCTTGCATTTCCTTTATCTCTGGGAGTATTATCTTTAAATTCTTTAAGAGTCATTCTGGGTAAACGTCTTTCAACAAATTTCCTTAATTTTTTAATTCTACGTTTGTATATTTTGTCGTTTACCTTCATGCTCATTGTTGTTTCTCTTTAAAGTCTGCATACACTTTTTCTATTTCTGCTTGTGAATATGTGTCTGCAACGTTTTCTCCTCTGTTTTGCTTTTGATATCTATCACGCAAAATGTTTGCATTATAAAATATCATAAAATCAAATGTACTCGCTTTTTGTAACAGTTCTGTAGGCAACATACCATATTTTTCTGCCATGCTTTCTATAGCAACAAGTATTTGGCCTTCTCTTTTATCAAAAACAGATGTTTCTGCTACTTTCCCAGGCTTTCAGTTACCTTTTCCACTGCCGCAGTCATAACGTCCATGGGTAATACATTACCATCTGCCATTACAGGATGTCCATGTTCATCTAATATAAGATCCTTTATTATCTCATACATAGTACCTGGATCCTCTGTTTTTACAGTGGCTAATTTAGTATATGTTTCCATTGGTAATCTGTCTTGAATAAAAAACGATAATGAATCTCCGTATTTCTCTACTAGATCCTCATTTTCTATAAGCACTTCTGTTAGTTGCGGTTTTGCGGCTAAATCTGATAATTTCATATCTTTACTCCTTTATATCTTTATCATGCCTTTCTTTTAAATTATGAACAGCACTAAGGCAAAATGCTATTCTCCCTGATGCTTTCTCAACATCCTTTAAAGCACATTTTAGTTCATTCTGTGCTTTCGCTATCTCCGTCTCCATGCTCTTCAACACTTCCGCCTGAGAATGTCGATTCCAAATCTGCATAATCTTTTTCCTCTATATCTTTATTTATTTTTTTACTAGATTTTTTGCCTGGTAAGTCTATACCATGCTTTTTGGCATACTCATATAAATCATGTTCCTCTCCGTCCACATGTATTTTGTGGTCTTGTGGGCCATGATAGTTACCTTCTGCATCAAAATATCTATGTAATTTTGCTATCTTCATGTTTACCTCTTAAAATAACACCCCCATTGCTGAGGGCGTTACATGTTTAATTACTAAACGGTTAAACGTTGTCTTTAGTCAACTCACCATTTACAATGATTTCCATTGGGGATAGCCAAACCGCACCATCTACTGATGCTGTTGGTGCCAATCCACCAATAAAACCTTTGCCTTTTACATAAAAGTCTGTACTATCTGTACCTTCAAATGTAACACTGAAGAATACTTCTTCTTTTGCTATTGAAGTTGATAATAGTCCATCATTTGCTACCTTGTTTGCCGCATTACTGGCGCCGAAAAATACATCTTCGTCAAGTAAAACGTTTAGTGAGATACTGTTTTCATTTACTGTTGTAAATGCACTAGAGGCTGTGCTATCTAGTGTACTATATCTTACTGTTCCAGGTGTAGCATTGACTGTTATGTCCTGCATAAATGGTACGACTAACGAATTAGCCGCCCCTGGAGTTGCCAATGCACTAGTGTTACCTAGTACGAGGACTGCTTGTGAACCGCTTGTTACATTTATTACTGCCATTGTATTTCTCCTATACAGTTATAAAATTATACTCGAAAGTATATGTTATTACATCATCTGTAATCTCTGTTTCGTAATTACTTTCACTACTAATAGTGTCGTTTACTACGTTTCTGGCGATTAGCAGATTTGCAACAACGGTGTCAATATCATTGAATTCATTTTTAGCATCTGTACTTAAATAAGCATTTATAGTTGTAGTTGTTTGATTTACATTAGACTCATCTAATGTTTTATACAAAGTCTCTACGTTTATTTCTTGCTCATCTACGTAAATAGTTCCCATATTCTTTTCATATAGTGGACTACCGCCCGATTCGAACGGTAGTTCCTGACTAACATCTACATTTGATGTAAATGCAGTATTAGTTGTTATTTGTGTAATTAAATCGTCTCTAATTGCCATTATCTAACCTGTACTATACTACTTCTGCTACGAGTTCTTCTTTTACGGAAGTAAGATACTGCTTTTTCGCTGTCTTCCACGGTGCCATCTCCGTCTGCATCATACCAATCAGCAATACTAATAAGTTCATTAAAGAGATCATTAAATTTTTGATTGTAATATTGTATTTTTGCAACTTCCGGAGATTCTTCGTTTCCGAATTCAGCCACTAGTGGAAACAAATATTCCTTAAACGTGTAATAAACACACAAATCTGTAAATTGTTGTCTTCTGCCTAATGTATTACCAGGATCTATTTTGTCTGGGTCAACACTAGGTAAAACATTTAAATTACTAATAGGTGTGCCTACGTATGCGTTATAGGATTGCCACCATGTACTGGCCTTTAACTTTAAGAGTATTCTGTCTGTTGCTTTTTGACACATATCTTCTAGAAAGTCTGTTTTATCAGTAAATCCTGATTCCTCAGGTATTTTTACTTGATTACTTTCTAAAAAACGTTGGTCCTTTTGCAATAAGTCAGTGTACTCTGCAAACGAAATTACATTACCACTTGCGTTTGTTATAAATGCCATGAATTCATCCTCTACTTAGGCGTTAGGTACGTTGTTACTTCTAAACAATCTGGTACCTGCAATAAGAGCCAACGATGCGTCTCTCAATGCGTTGTTACCTAGATCGGATAATGATCCAACTGTTGTACCACCCGCTAGTGCGATTTGGTCGTTTATTGCAAATTCAAATGCTGGTGAGATAACACCAATATATGTTCCGTCAACACCTGTTGGGGCATTTTGGGCTCTTAAATTTGCAACACCTTTTGCAATAGCAACTACGTTTGCTGTTGCTGAACCGATTGTTTTATTTGCAGTAATTCTCTGAATAAATTCAGGTCTTAAATTAGCAAAACCGTTTCTGACTGATCCTCTCATTTCGTGAACATCTTTATCAGGGTTATACCACATTCTTACTGATGGTTCTCTTTTACTTGCGTAAGCCATTGCTTCTGGTGACATAATAAAGTTACAACTATGTGTTGTAGCATTTGCTGATCCTTCACCAGTATCACCGTTAGATGTAGCCGCGTTCGCTGTAGCCAAGCCAGCAATATCTGTTGCTTGTGCTAAACCGCCTGATAATCTTGTGATAACTGCATTTCTTACTAATTCTAATCCACCATCTTCTAGTGACTCTTCTGAAACATCAGTAGCAACACCTCTTTTCTGGAAAGAAACGTTTGCCGCTGTTGGTACGAGGTTAGATTGTGCCGCCGCTTCTATTGAAGCACCTTCAGCCACATCTGCCGCGTTTGTGTAAGAGTTAGTCAATGGGAACCTTACTTGTGAGCCACTAGACCCACTTACGACTAAAGAGTTCTGAATTATTTGCTGATTTGGTAGTAGGACTGCATCCATGTAATATGGTATTAAATCCGCTACGATATCTGCATATAACTGTTGAACACTTGTACTTGTTGTTCCTGCCATGTTATTCTCCTATAATTATGACAATTTGTTATATTACTTGTTTATGCCCATCTTGTCCATCATTTTCTTTACCTGAGCATCAGAAAAAGAACTTCTGGAACTAGAAGGGTTGATACTGCGTAACTTAGTGTACGCCGATCTGTATTCAGGATCGCTAATAAGCCTTTTCTCATCGAGGGCTCTACTTGTGGTAGTACCTTCTCCGGCTGTTTCGCCATACTGTACATCAACACCTTTTTTACCAAATGGCAGACCTATGCTTTTACCTACAACCTCAACTGCTGAATTGTAATCTGGTGTTTCGCCATCTGTAGTTAGGAAATCTTCCCCACTACGGATTGCAAAAGTATCACCTTCTACTGCCAACATGTTTCTGGCTTTCATTAAATCTACAACTGCTTCACGTTGCTCGCCACTCCAATTAGAGGGCATAGCACTTTGCAATTTACTCATATGGTCCTTTAATAGTAAATCTGTTTTGAGACTTTTAACCTGGTTTTGTAGTTCTTCTACTGTGGCCTCACGTTTTTTAACTGCATTACGCAATGAATCAACGTTTAGACTGT